GGTTTCCGCTATAATTGTTTTGTCAACCAATCAAGAAAGGAAACTACAATGAACACCGCAGTCCAGACCACGTCCACCATCAACACCGTCAATGATCAGGAGCTTACAATGAACACCGCAACTCATACCAAGACCTCACGTCACTTCTATGCCACCGATCACTGCTGCGGGGGCATATATGTCCGCCGATTCTCCAGCAAGGCATCTCGCGATGAGTGGGTTTCCGGGGACTCTGGCCGGTACGCCATTTCCTCTCGTCAGGCTTTCAGCGCAAACACATCCGCTATTCTCTCTATGTCATGCAAGGAGGCTTGATTACCATGCAGTACACACCTCGTGCCATTGCCACTGTCGCCACTGAGGCCGTGCAGCGCTATATCGATACCGACCGGCCTTATGATCGTGAGCTGGTTGCTCGTGTCTGGGCCGACCTTACCCATGAGGTCGTCTTCGATTCCGTTGCCGGCCGTGTCGAGCGTACTCAAGACGCGTATTCCTGGAATCTTGTGTTCTGTGATGTCGCAGAGGAGTTTGACGCTTGGCTTGGGCGTCATGGCTTGGTTGGTTCTTTGGTTGGGCGTGTGGGCCGTGTTGTCTTGGATTCGTGTCGCTCGTTTGTGGGTCTTGAACGATAACGATATATCGGTTTTCGGCGTGTCGTTCTCCAGAATCCGCTATAATTGAATTATCAACCAATCAAGAAAGGAAACTACAATGAACACCGCAGTCCAGACCCCGTCCACCATCAACACCATCAATGACCAGGAGCCCACCATGAACACCGCAACCCGTATTCCATTCACCACCGTCAACGCCAATGAAGAGGAGGATACCATGACCGTCTACACCACCCGCCATGATCTGGAGGACGCTCTCGACATGTACAACACCACTGCCGGTGTCGCCCTGTCCGAGGAGTCCCTGGAGTCTCTCGCCGACTACCTGTCCGCCCGCGCCGATTATGTCGATGGCGTCTGGGACACCGGAGCCCTTTTGAACATCGACACCATCGACGAGGACACGTTCACCCAGCTCGTCATCGCCGCCGACAACGGCGAACTGTGAACCGGAGGTGACTGTCATGTCCGACCTGTCCATGATCATCATTGCCATTGTCTCTCTCGTCGCAGTCCCCGTTGGCCTCGTGGTTTTCGTTCATCTCGTCACCGCCGTGGTGTCGTCTGAATTGAAGTCCCAGCGCGGCGAGGGGCCGGACTCCTACCGCACGGTCATGTGGTGCATCATCTGGGTTGCAGTCGGCGTCGTCGTCGTTGTCGTTTGCGGTATTGCCTCCACCCTGTGAACCTGTCCACCCCTTGTATGGCAAGTCGCCGACGCCATGGGTGTCATGGTGTCGGCGACTTGTTGAGCCCCTATATTGCTATAAGAGTCTCTACTGCTCCAATTTAATGGTATCACATGACACTCACGTGTCAAGTTGGCGTGTCATTTCAACTTCCGGTCGATGCTCTCCAGCAGATCGAGCGCCCGCGTGATCTTGTCGTACATGTTGAGGTTGCGCTTGTCACCCCTGTAATGGTACTCCCAGATGCTCGCAGGAATGTTCGCGGTGCGTTTGAGCAGTGTCTGCAAGTCCGAGAGGATGCCCACGATGCGGTTGTACATGTTGCGCCTGTCCTTGTCCGGGCCGTAACGGTATTCCCAGACTCCCTTGGGGTCCACTGCCATATTGGTGCCTCCTGATTGTCCCAGTAGTTGGTTTGCCTTGTTGATGACGTAATTGACGTCAAGTCCGTTCGGTGCGAGGTCGGGGCATGTGGTGTGCGTGGAACCGGGTATCTCACGATGCAAATATATGTTGCCCCTCACCCCGTCATGCCAGAGCCGTTTCCACCCGTAGCGTCTGGCGATGTCGGCACAGAGTCCCGCCGAGGCGTCCATGCACGCGCGGGTGCATCTCGCCTGTGGCAGTCCGCCCTCATGCTCGATGCTGATGCCGGTTTGATTGGACAGCCAGTCCGAGTCGCTCCACGGCGTGTCGGACTCGCGCACATACTGGTGAATCGTGCCATCGGCCCCGATGCCATAGGTGGCGGACGTGCCGCGCGATGCGTCCTGGAACGTCGCATCCGTTCCGGCGAGGTATCCCGCCATGATGTGCAGGGTGATGTGGTCGACGTGGTTGCCGCCGCGTCCCGCCGTGTAATTCGGTGTGCCTATCCATGTGATCCGGTTGCCCATATCGTGTCATTTCCTTTCGCCGTGTTTGGGTTCCACCTTGGAGAAGATGGCGCCGATGGGTGAGTCCGCCAGTCTCGGTTCCACCGCGCATGCGTTTTCGAGGATGCTGGAGCATTCGATCGCGATGATCGCCGTGGCGCAGATGACGGAGAGGTCGAGGGGGAGGCCGATGTTGCCGCTGATGTCGAGCATGTCGGCGACGGCGGCGAGCACGAGGATCAGCAGGTACACGGCCTTATGCAGCAGGCCGCCCTTCATGGTGCGCGAGGTGACGGTCTGGGTGGCGATGGCGGCGATGATGCCGGTGAGATAGTCCACGACCATGCAGGTGAACGAGAATCCGATGAATCCCATGGCGGTGTGTGACAGGGTGTGCATGCTATATCAATCCTCCTATGAGCTGTTGGAACGATGATTTGACGGCCGCGGTGTCGAAGCGGAGCGCCCCGGCGTCATAGGTGGCGCGAAGCCGGCGGATGAACGGCGTGGAGCGGCTGACCAGCTGGGTGTGTTCGTCCACGGCGTGCGGGTCGAAGGTGACACGCTCGGCGGGGGAGGGGAGGCGCCGGGATATCCAATGCGAGACCACGCCGTCGGTGTCGTCCACGTAGAGCCCGAATTCACCCATGGTGGGTGTGTGGATGCGGATCGACCCCACGGCTGTTGGGGGGATGGGGGAGACGAGTGCATCGCTGCCGTCCTGGAATGTGTTGCCGATGGCGTATTGCGCGTAGTCCTCGTCATAGGTGGAAATGAATCGGCCGAAGCGGGTGGTGGCGACCTTGGTGCTGAACCCCCCGTAGTCGGCGAGTTCGACGCAGAAGAACCCGTTGCAGTAGGTTCTGAACTGCTCCATGCGGGCGAGTTGGCTGGCGACGTCGATGCGGTAGCGTGCGAAATACGGGTTCGCCAGCGTCACCGCGTTGGCGAGCATGACGACGCGCGTCTTGTCCTTCCACCGGTCGATGGTGGAATACAATTCCGAGAACTGCTTGGCCTCGTCGGGGAGGAACCGGAGGTTGTTGGGTATGGCCTCATCGAATATCAGCAACGTGACCAGCGGGTAGGGGATGGATTTGATGTTGCCCGCCTGCGAGAGCGCGCCGAACCAGCAGCAGGTGCCCCACTCCAACGAATCCCCGTCGCCAGTGCGTCGGGCGATCTCGCCCTTGTTGCCATTGACGCGGAACTCATGGTCGGGGAAGAACTCGAGCAGGTCGTCGAAGAACGATTCCTTGCCATGCTGTTCGGTGTCGTAGCGTCTGAGGTAGAAGAACTGCTCGCCGGTCTTCAGATAATTCCTGACCCCCCAGCGTTTGAATGCGAACGTCTTGCCGAGGCCGCGCGCGCCGACGACCATGTTCCACATCGCATTCCGGGAGAGGATGCGGTGCGGCGAATAATAGTCGTCGGTGGTGAGCACGCTGGTTTTGGGCATATGTCCATTGTATTACACGTACCGGCGTATCTCCCACATGACCGCCCCCTGCATCTGGGTTGCGGCGTCCTTGTAGACCGGGCCCATGCCGGGGCCGCCGTGGCCGATGCATCGCGGCCCGCCGGTCATCATCTCCACATGGTCGTAGGAGGGGTTTCGCCAGCTCCACGCGAGCAGCAGCAGGTCGCCGGCATGGCTTCCGGCGATCGCTTCCTCCACACTGCCATGGTCGGAATGGTACACCTGCGTGCCCTTGCCGACCATGGCTCCGGTCCATGTGCCGACGTCGACACCCAATGAGTCCTGGTAGGCGCGCCAGATGGTGCTTGAGCAATCCCCGTAGCCTGTGTGGAGCGGATCGAGGCGTCCCCCCGCCTGCGAATACGCGAACCGCCCCTCCCATGACTCGTAGAGCTTCAACACCTTGTCGCCCTTGGAGTCGCCGGGCTCGGGTGTGGGGTCGACCGGCTTGGCCGGTTTCTGCCCTCCCTCGATGGGTTTGCCCGCCTCGCCGGCGTACAGCCATGTCTGGGAGACGGTCTTGCGATACTGGCGTATCCTGTTGCCTTCGTGGAGGTAGAGGCAGTCGCCCTGCGCCTGTATCCACGACTTGGCGGCGGGTGTGGCCTGTTGGGCGGGTGGCTTGTTGCCGCCTTCGTTCGGTTTGACCACCTGCGTGTCGGACACCTGTCCGAAGTCCGGTGGCGCCGACTGCTCGTCCCAGTCCTTGAGCATATTGTAGGCGGTGGTGTACCGGTTGGCGTATTGTCCGAGCACGCCGTTGTTGAGACAGGTGGTGTGGAGCAGTCGGAGGTCGGCGGTGGCGGAGCATCCGCCGATGACCTGCAACGCGTATTTGGGCCCCTGGTGCCACATGACCATGAAGTAGATGCGTTCCGCGACGTTGTTCGCGGGGAAGCCATACTGGTCGCACACGTGCTCGTATCCGGCGCAGTCCTCGGTGAACTGGTGCTGCTGCACCACATGCTGCTCGTCCCGGTTCGCCCATGTGATGAACGCGTTGCCTTCGGAGGCGGTGATGTAGTAGTGCGGCCAGTCGAGGTCGTTCGCCTCCACATGCGCGGCCAATGATGGTGCCGCCGTCTTGAATGCGGCCCACCCGTCGGGGTCCTCGGTGCGCCCGCGGTTGAGGAGCCCGTAGGCGCGTGTCCCGTACCATTGCATCATGCCGAGCGTGATGGGGTCACGATAGTTGACAGCCGTCCATGTGTGGTTCGATTCGACCTGTCCGATGACGTACATGGTGTACATGGTCTGATTCACGGTGAAGCCCATGCCCCCCATTATAGCGGGCATGGGCCTCACCGGGGGGTTGTGGTGGGGTCAGTTGCCGGACGACCAGTTCTCATCGGCGGCACGGGCGCCCCTCGCGAAGGTTCGTGTTGTGGTGGCGTCGGCGAGTTTGATGAACGAGATGGCCGCGTGGTTGACACGTCCGGTCATGGGGTGTGCCGTTGACATATGCGGGGCGTGCAGTCGCAGGCGAATATGCTGCAGACTCCCCACCGATTCGATGATGGAGAGCGCGGCCCCCTGGACAGCGCCGGACAGTACGGCGTCGTTGTTGGATTCCTTGACGAAATACGTGTCGACCTGTCCGAGGACGGTCGGTGACGAGCCTGCCATGTCTGAGATCTCGCATCGGATCGATGTCTTGTATGCCTCGCCGCCCGCCGCGACGTTGATGAGCCTGAGCTCGAAGTTGACCTGGTAGACGCCGGGGGTGAGGGCGACGTCCTTGCCGTCCCCCGACAGGGTCGCCCATGCCGGGTCGAGCACCGAGGGGGCGTCGAACTGGACTTCCTCGTAGTCGGTGGGGGCGGTCATGGTGAAGTCACGTTCGGTGCCGGTCTTCCATGCGGCCGCCTGTCCGACGAGGTGGTTGGCGAAATGCTCGTCCGAATATGATTTCGTGTACACGTCGGAGCTGTTGGCCTTGCCGGCCACCTGGGTGTCCAGTGTGGACAGGTGGGTGTCGGTGGTGGTCTTGTACTGGTGGAATTCATTGGCATTCGCGGTGATCCGGCTTTCATTGGCCTCGGCCTTTGCCTTCGCGTCATCGGCCGTGGTCTTCACCTGTGCGATCGCCGTGGCATTCGTGTTGGCGGCGTTCTGCGCGTTCGTCGCGGCCGTGTGTGCGTCGGCGGCCGCGTTCGCGTTGCATTGCATGCCACGGTCGATTTTGAGCATGTCGCCGTTGTAGTCGCCGCGCCATGTGGGCTTGTCGGCGTCGGCGAACTGGGACAGGTTGTAATTGGTGGTCTTGGTGGTGCTTGACATATCTTCTCCTTGACTGGCTCATTGCCCGATCGGTGGCTCCGGGGAGAGCTGCACCGAGTATTCCGTGGAAAGCTGTTCGACATCGAAGGTCAGATCGCACTGCATCTGTGCGTCGTGGGGGGCGGTCGAGTCGCTGAAGGACGTTCCGAACTCGATGCCCAGGTTGCCACCCTCTCCGTCGTATGGCACGACAAACGAGCAGGTCGCACTATATGCCCGTCCGTACGGGCGGTCACCGTTGTAGACGAGCGGGACGCAACGACTTCCCAGGCCTGTGGTCAGTCGTATATCTGCGAATGATATATTCGGTGATGACCCGTACGTGGCATTCGCCTCCACCGTGACACGGTACATCCCGCGATCGGCGATCGCCAGTTCCGCCGCATTGCCTATGAGGGAATCACCGGATTTCACCCATGTCCACGGAACATCAGCCGGTTCGGCGTTGCGTGTCAACGTGGCCAAAGGGAGCTCGAAGCCAAGGACGAACACATTCCCGTCAACACTGCCGGTATCGACGCTCTTGTTGGAGAGCATTGCGGTCTGCCCCACGGCGCCTGCCGAGCCGATGCTCTGCTCCAGTGCCGCCACCCGGTTGAGCGCGGTGAGCGCGTTGGTCTGCGCAAGGTTGAATCCGGTGTCGATCCTGCCCATGTCATCCGTGTAGTCGCTGATGTACGATGGCCTGTCATTGGTGTCGTATTGGCTCAGGTGGAGGTGTGGCGTGCTGCCTGATGCGCTCATGGCGTGCTCCTCTCGAATTCGACCGCCTGCGGGTTGCGGTGCATGTACGTCCGCTCGGCCTCCTCGCGGGACACCCAATGGTCGGGGTCGGCGTCGCCGATGCCATTGCCGATGGGGTTGCGCGGCGGGAAATGCCCCCGGCCGTCCACGAACGACCCGAGCTGTTCATCGATGATGTCCGTGGCGAACAGGTCGTAGCCGCGCGCGGTCATACCGCAGGCATCGTACTCCTGCGCCTCAAGCCCCATCTCATCGTAATCCCTGGAGAAGATGGCGTGGACACGCACGTTGTCGTACAGGTCGTCAAAAACATGCTGCACACTGTCCTCGTGTCCGCGTACCGGCGACCAGACCGCGCCGGTGGCCGCCTCGGGCAGTTGCGAGCGCAGTCGCGCCTCCATGTCGGCGAGCGCCTGCGCCACGTCGGCCATGGCGTCGGCGAACGCGTCATCCCACTCGTTGTCGTCCGATTCCATCTTGTCGATGGTGTCGTTGTACGTGGTGCGCAGGGAATCGAGGTTGCACTGCAAAGCCTGCAACCAGGTGAGCATGTTGAGCGTGTCACGGTACACGAACGGTTGCACCGTGCTGTACTGCGGGTGCAACGGTGGCCGCCATGGCACCGTGGGCCAGTGCGGCATTGGTTTGCATGTCATGTTACCTCCAGCCGATCATATAGGGATACTCCCCAGTATAGTAGGTGGCCGGTGGTATCGGGCGCGTGGTCATGGCGTCCCCGCCGCCCCATGTCTGCATGAACAGGCGTTCCAGCTCGGTGACCACCATCATGTCGATGTTGAGCACGGCGGCACGCGCCTCCATGATGAGACTCGCGCCGGATTGGGAGCGTCCCGACGAGTGTGTGGTGCCCTTGCCGTTGGATTTGGAGTGCTGGAAATCCGTGCGCGCCTCGCTCGTGTTGTGCGACGTGGAATCCTGCGAGCCGGTGGTGTGCGAATTGCCGTGCGAATCGGTCTGCGACGCCTCCGTGGCGTACTTCCTGAAATCGTCGAGCCGGGTCTGCGGGAACTGGCTGCCGACCGTCATCGCGGAATTGTCCGTCACCGTGTCGGATTCGGACGTGCTGTGCGTGGTGGACGAGCCGTCGGACGTGTTCCTGGCGCTCGACTCGCCGGTGTTCTCACTGTCGGACGTGCCCCACATGTCCACGGAGACCAGCGGGTCGTATTTCCTGTCCTCCAGCGCGTACAGCTGGTTGTAGTACGGCATGACCTCCGCCATGGTGCGGCCCAGATAGAAGACGAACGCCTGCGGGGTCTCCATGCCGATCTCACGCAGCCGGTAGTGTTCGAGGATGCGCCGGTTGAGCGTGTCACGGTGCGCCTCGTCATGGAGCGGATAGTATGCGGCGGACAGGTGCAGGTCGTCGTCCGTGGTGAAGCCCATGGCGATGAGCGTGCCGAGCTCCATGGTGGTGTCGGCGCCGGTGTCCGATAATGCGAGGTCAGAATAATCAGTGCTCATAGTTCACGTCCATCGTCGGGGGGGGTCGCATCGGTGTCGAGGGTCGCGCCCTGTCCGGTGTCACGCCAGGTGACCGACAGGTGCATGCCGGCCCGGTCGAACCAGAGCCGGTTGATCTGGTCGCACGCCTGCTGGCGGCATTTGAGGTACGACTGGCGGTATACGTTCGTGCGTTCCTGCGCGTACTCGGCTTCGTCGGCGACGAGGCGTTCGCGTTTCTCGGTGCTGGAGTTCTGGATTCCGAGGAACGTGATCATCTCGTTCCAGATCTGGTTCTTCACCTCCAACAGGTCCTTGGACAGGTTCGGCGTCTGGTTCGGGAATGTGGCGAACATGCCGTCCGTGTCCATCGTGTCATACGTGTACACGTAGGGTGCGCCCTGCTCGCGGGCCTGCATCATCTGCTGCACGGTGAGTTTCTGGGTTTCCTTGGTGCGGATGATGAGCGGTATGGCGACGTTGTCCAGGTTCACGTCGATGGCCTTGTCGCAGTTGGCGAGCCGTATCGCGTAGTCGGCGACGATGTCGCGCATGGTGGCGCGCAGCGGGTTGTCCCAGATGGGCACGCAGTGCTTGCTGTCCATGGTGCCCGGATGGTACTGGGGGGCGACGGGCGTGAACCGTGTCGGGTTGTTGTAGTTGTTGAGCCCGCCGATCGCGCCGCCGGACACGACGAACCGCTTCCATTCCCTGTTCGGGTGGAACAGGGCCAGACCGCTTTCGAACAGGGTGAGTTCGAGGTGGCGTTCGTCGATGCCGTCGGGCAGGCCGTGCCATTCGAACCGGGAGACGGCCAGCATCTCGATGAGCTTCAGGTATTTCTGGACGCGCATGGATTGGCGCATCTCGAGCGAATTGTATTGCGGTGCGGTGATGCCGCCGCCCAGCACGCGTTCGGTGACGTTGCGCGTGCACTGGGTGCGGGCCGCGCGATTGGATTTCGTTCGACGGCTCATGAGACTCCTTCACGGTGACGGTATATGTCCATTTTAATACCGGTATCCGGGCAGTGGCGCGTTGTCGCCCCTGTCGCAGGTGGCGATGATGTCCGGATCGGACCACACCGTCACACCCTTCTCGAGGATGCCCTTGAGTGTGAGTTTGAATTCCTCGGGCATGGCTCCGCGCACCAGTTCCACGTCCTGGCATTTCCAGTACGCGAAATGGCCCATGCATTTGAGGTGTGCGGGCAGGGTCATGTAGCGTTGCACGTAGTAGCCGTAGCGTAGCCAGACCTCGCCGATGTTGCGGATGGCGGCGTCGTTGATGCGACGCAGGCGCAGGCGGCACTTGTTGTCCCCCAGTGCGATGAGCGCCGCCTCGCCGCCACTGGTCCCCACCGTGGACGGTGGGATGAGCTGTGCGTCCTGCACGCGGGCGTTGATGCCGGCGATGGTGTTGGCGTAGTCCCCGTGGGCCACTGCGACGCCGAGCGCCCGGTTCTGGTCGGCGAACCGTTGTTGCATGGACGCGGCGTCACTGGCCTGCGTGTAGGCGTTCTCGCTGCTGGCCGACATGGAGGCGGTGGACAGTGCGTTGTTGATGGAGGTGGCTGAGGTGGCGGCGTTGTTCTGGATTGCCATATGCTCGTATTGGGCGTTCGTTCCGATGGCCAGTGATCCCGCCTGCCCGGCCAGCGACATTCCGGCGGCCACCGGCCCGGACGCCGAGGCGAGGGAGCCCGCTCCGGATATGATCGCCTGCGCTGTCTGCCGGGACACCGATGTGTTCGTGTTGAGTCGGTTGGCGAGGTTGCCGTTCTCCGTCTGTGCGTTCGCCGCGTCCACCTGCAGGGCGTTGAGCGTGCGGGCGAGCGTGCGGTTGCGCCCGGCGTTGGTCTGGGCGAGCGACGCGCTCTCGCTCGCCTGCGCGTAGGCGTTGTTCACCCCTTTCAGTGTCTTGTCCTGGGACCATTCGGCGTTTGCCCGTTGATGGCGGATGCTGTTGGCATTGGATGCGAGCCATGTCTGCGACGCGTTCGTCACCCCCAGCAGCCGGGGGAAATCATCGAATCCCACGGTGATCGACAGCCCCTCATTGCCATTGTAGGAGTCCGGGCTGATCCACATGCGCGGGGAGGGTGCCCCCAGCCATTCGAAACTGCGGGCGACAATGGTGTCCGAATCGAAATACTGCGGTTTGAGCGTGACGCACGACCCGTTTGTGGTGGACAATTCAATGACCGTGTATGGGTAGGTGAGGAATTTCCTCAGATGCCGGTACCGTGTGGGGAGCGACAGGTTCTCCATGCTGATGAAATGCTCGGCGCGCATGAACTCACGCACGCGGGTCAGCGAACCCATCTCCATGAGCTCGACGTTCCGCTCGTCGCCGAACAGGTGGAATTTGAGCCCCCATGCGGCCATGCCTGCCGGGGGTGGTGTCTGGTAGGTGATGTCCGGGCACAGCCACATGGACAGCACGCCCTGTGATGCCCATGACTTGGATTGCATCTGCCCCCAGAATTCGAACATCTCCTTTCTGCCGAACAGCGCGTAGACGTTGGCGCCGTTGCTGATCGTGTCCACAAACGAGCCGTTTGCGGTGAACAGGCGCGGGTTCGAGACGTCGCCCGGGTCCTGGGAGAGGTTGACCGTGGATACGATGACCAGCATGGTGTGGGTTTCGTCCGGGTGCGTCTCGCCGGGGTGCGTGGTTCTCGCGAGGTAATGCTGGTCGACCTGTTTGACGATGCGGTATTCGCTGCCGCAGTCCAATCCCTCGGGGATGTCGAGGTTCGCGCGCATATGGTATGCCATCTGGTTCTCGTTCGCGACGCCGATGTGCCCGCGCTCCACATACGCCTGCCCCCATGTGCGGTCGAACAGGTAGGTCTGCCACACGTCGAGGTACACGTTGAGCTGGGTGACGGTCGCGTTGACCTGCGTGCAGTCGGTGATGAAATAGTAGTAGCGTTTGGTCGTGTCGAAATCATACGGCTGCTCGACCACCAAGTAGTTATAGAGGCTGGCGCGGTTGAATGGCACGTCCACGCGCACCGGCGCGCCGTAGCGTTGCATGGACGCGCGCGTCACCGTGACGCCGGGCAGTCTGTCGAACCACGCGTCCTGCGCGGCACGGTCGGCGAATTCGACGACATTGCGGTACCCGCTGTCCCATGGCACGTTGACCAGACGGAACGTCGAGTTCGGGGCCCAGTATGCGTAGCTGGAGTTGATGGGCAGTTCACTGGCATCCATGCCCGCACCTTTCCTTCCAAGACAAAACAGGGAGGCCATCGGGCCTCCCTGTCATTGTATCGCATCCGATGCGGCTCAGCTGGCCGCCACAGTGACCGCCTTGGTCACGGTGAGCCCGTACCCGCCGGCCTTCAGCGAATCCGCGCCGGTCGCACTTGGTGCGGTGTACGTGTGGGCGGTCATGTCCACGGTGCCCTTGGTGGCGGTGACGTCCACGCTGGCGGTGACGTCGATCGGCTCGCCGCCCGACACCTCGGCCTCCACCTTGTAGGTGTAGGCGGTGTTGGAGGTGATCTTCGTGGCGGGCTTGCCGTCATGCAGCAATGTGACGGTGAGCTCGCGGTAGAGGTTGGAGTTCCATCCGCCGACATACGCGCCGACCACCGGCACGGACAGTGCGGCGGATGCCGTCTGGTCGACCTCCGGGGTGGCGGGGTTGATGTACGTGGCCTGCGCCTTGACCATGAGCGTGGTCGCGTCCTCGTCGAGCCCGCAGGTGATGATGCCGTCGTTGTCGATGTGCGTGTACTGGCTCTTCGCGCCCTCCAGCGTGTACGTGATGCCGCGCGGCGTGAAGTCCGCGCCGTCGGGCTGTGCGGTGATGGTGGACACCACCTGCACGCGCTGGCCGCGCGCCACGTCCTGCGGGGTCGCCTCATCA